CGACGCCATCGTGCTGAACCCGGCCGACTGGGCCACCATCGAGATCGAGCTGTTCACCACCGCGGCCGGCCAAACCCTGTACAGCGTCAACGACGCCGGCCAGGCCCGGCTGTTCGGCGTGCCAGTGATCCAGGCCATCGGCATGGCGGCCGACACGTTCCAGGTGGGGCGCTTCAGCGAGGCCTACATGATCTACAACCGCGAGGGCGTGGTGGTGGAGATGAGCGACAGCGACAGCGACAACTTCACCAAGAACTTGATCACGCTGCGCGCCGAGCGGCGCCTGGCGCTGGCTACCGAGAAGCCCGCGGCCGTGCGCGGCGGCGACCTGACGCCCGCGTGATGGCCCGCTGACCGATCGTTCCTCGATCCAAGAGGCCCGCCACCGTGCGGGCCTCTTTACTGGAGGAACCCACATGCAGGTACTCATCAGGTTCATCGCCAGCGGCAGCAGCAGCGTCACCGGCAACTTCGCGCCGGGCGACCTGTTGCGCTGCGGCGCAGACCATGCACGGCACTTCGTCGAGGAGGCGCGCTGCGCCGTCTATGCCGACAGCCCCGCCGCGCCGCCCAGCCATGTGGCGCGCGATGACACCAAGCCCGCCAAACCGCGCCGCACCAGCGCAAAGGATCGAGCATGACCATTCAGCTTCTGCAGCCGTGGAACGGCAACGCGCCCGCGATCTACACCACATTCACAGCCGCCGAAGAGGCCAGCCTGATTGCGAAAGGGTTGGCGCGCCTGTATCCGGTAGCCAACGCTGCCAGCCCCGTGGTGAAGACCGGCAGCTACGTCGGCACCGGCAACCTGCGTCGCGTGGCGTGCGGAATGCGCCCCGATGTGGTGTTCGTCGTCGCGGACGATTCTCAGTACATGATCTGGCGCCACCAGGGCACCTACCGTGGCCGCGCCGTGCGCATGGGCAGCAAAGGCGGGCACTCGTCCGGCGGCGTCATCGAGTTCACAGACGATGGTTTTCAGGTCACTTCTGCCGCGCAGTCCAACACCAACGGCACCACCTATCACTGGGTGGCCATCGCCGACAACGGGTCTGGCCGCCTGGTGATGGGCGGGCACATCGGCAACGGCGCGGTGCGCGACTTCTCATCCCTGATCGAAGAGACGCCGGTTTTCTTCATGGCCGGCCGCGACAACACCTACAGCCGCTGGTTCCGGGCAGCGGGGCAGTCCAACGCCTACGCGATGGACGCGGCCGCCAGCAGTTCGACCATGATTTCGTCGCTGTCCCCAGTGACGATCTCCGCCGCAGCCGATCTCAACGAACTGACGGAGTACCCCAGCAATCCTGGTGCCGAGGGTGTGGACTGGATCGCGTTTCTGGACTGCCCGGCGTGGAGCGTCCTGCAATACACCGGTGATGGCACCGCGTCCGACTACGTGGTGCGCCTGCCAGGGTGGTCGGCCGAAGAATACGGCGCCATGGCCATCATCAAGGGGCACAACGACTCCACCCCGACTGCTGCGCAGATCGTGGTTCCTGCCAAGAGCAGCACCCGAGCGCTGCCGGCTGACGGCACATCCTGGACCAGCACCGCGGTCTCGGCCTGGAATGGCCCGCTACTCACGCTATCGGGCACGGGCGGCGCCAATTACCTCAAGGTCAACGAGGCTGCCACGGTCTACACCGTGTTTGCCATCAAGGCCAGCCCGCTCACGCAATCGGTTTCGCAACTGCCATCGCGCACCTATGTCGGCCGCCCGGCTCTGCGCTGCGAAACCGGCGGCGGCATCATCACGCAGGTGACGGAAGACGTCTTCGACATCGAGGCGAACGTGAACAGCGTGCGACCGATCACCGTCGAGTGGTTCGGCATCTACGATGCTCGCGCCGCCGAATCACCGCTGTGGGCCTTCTCGCAGACGCCTGCGGTGTGTGCCCTGCGATTGTTCGGCGCCACCGGGTCGTGGGACACCACCAATGACCTGACGGAGCTGCGGCTCGTGCGTTATTCCGGCGGCGAAGTCGAGGACAACTTTGGCCGGCGGCCCGCGCGTGGCGCCCTGGTGCACCTGGTGCTGCGCTCCAACGGCACGCACGACAGCAGCACTTATCGGCTGACGATGAACGGCCGGTATCACATGGAGGTCAAGCGTAACCACGGCATAGGGCAAACGGCGACCACCAAGCTGGCGTTCATGTGCCACCGCGACACCAGCGATGCCATTGCAAACTCCTCCGTGGGCATGGCGATGGCCCTGTGCCGCCTGTGGGACCGGGAGCTCACCAACAGCGAAGTCGCTGCCCGCGCTCAGATCTGCTTCGGCGCGCAAGACGTCGCCGACGTATCCGATTTCTTCGAGGAGTGGGACGCGGCGAACTATGGCGCCGGTGTGCTGCCGGCAACCAGGAACATCGAAAACTGCGGTGTGGTGACGAACTGCACGCAAATTTACGTCTGACATGCGCCTGTTGACTGCTCCAGTGCTCGAGCCCGTCACGGCTTCCGAGGCCAAGCTCGCCGCGCGCATCGCCGAGACGTCGGCCTTCGACGCCATCGTGCCAGGCCTGATCGTCGCCGCCCGCCAGCTGGCCGAGCAGGTGACGGGCCGCCATCTGATGCAGCAGACCTGGCGCATCGAGCTCACCGACTGGCCGGCCAGCACCGACGTGTTCGAGATCCACCGCGCCACTGCCGCCGCGGTGTCCTACTGGAGCACCGGCGCCGCCTGGGTCACGCTCAGCGGCGCCAGCTACGAGTTCGCGGCGGTGGGCAACGGCACCGGCATCGTGCCGGCCATCGGGCTCGCCTGGCCCACGCTGGGCGAGAAGGCCATCGGCGCGCGCGTGCGCATCGACCTGACGGCCGGCGAGACCGACCCGCAGGCCGTGCCCGAGTGCGTGCGCCTGTACATCAAGGCGCTGGTGGCCTACTGGATCGACACGCCGGTGGCGGCGTCGGGCGCCTCGCTCGAAGAAGCGCCGTTCCTGCGCATGCTGCTGGATCCGGCCAAGCTGTACTGACGCCCGCCATGGCCCGCCACCTCTCCGCCGCTGACCTGCGCGACCAGATCGTGCTGCAGCAACTGCCCGCCACGCAAGACGCGCACGGGCAGGAATCAGCCACCTGGGCCGACTTCGCCACCGTGTGGTGCAAGCCCGAGCCCCTGCGCGGGCGCGACTTCTTTGCCGCCGCGCAGGCGCAGGCCAGCGTGTCGGCGCGCTTCACCATCCGCTGGCGCGACGATCTGCCGGCCCGCCTGCGCGTGCTGTGGCGCGGCCAGGCCTATGACGTGCAAGGCGAGCCCATCGACATCGACGGGCGCCGCGCCTGGCTCGAGCTGATGTGCCAGACCGGGGTGAGGGACGCCGCATGATCAGCGCCAAGGTGTACGGCATCCCCGAGCTGAAGGCCGCGCTGGCCGGTATCGTGCCCAAGCTGCGGCGCCAGGCGCTGCGCAACGCGCTGGCCGCCGGCGCGCGCATCGTGCGCGACGATGCCAAGCGCCGCGCACCGGTGCTGCAGCCCACGCTGCGCGCGCCCTACCGCAAGGCCGGCACCGTGCGCAAGGCCATCGTGGTGCGCACCAGCAAGCGCGCCCGTGCCAAGGGCGACGTGGGCGTGTTCGTCAACGTGCGGCCGGCCAAGACCGGCCAGCGCGGCGCCAAGAACCCGAGCGACCCGTTCTACTGGCGGTTCCTCGAGTTCGGCACCCGCAAGATGAGCGCGCGCGCGTTCCTGCAGCCCGCCACGGCGCGGCTGGCCGAGGCACTGGAGAAGTTCAAGGCCGTGATCGGCCCGCAGATCCAGAAGATGAACAAGAAGGGCGGCACGCTGTGAGCGCCGAGACCGACTTCCGCGCGCTGCTGGCCGGCCACGCCGGCACCGTGGCGCTGGTGGGCGCGGCGATCGCGCACAACGCCATAGCGCCCAGCGTGGCGCCGCCCTACGTGGTGTTCACAGCCCAGCACGATCGCGCGCTGGGCCTGGACAACACCCTGCTGGCCGACCCGTGCGTGATCACCGTGCAGTGCTGGTCCAAGACCGCCGCGCAGGCCGAAAGCGTGGCCGATGCCGTGACTGCCGCCGTGGCCACGGCGCCGGCAGCGCGCGGCGCCTGCGTGACGGCCCGCGCCAGCGGCTATGACGAAGAAACCGGCCTGGACGCCACCGTATTGACTGTCGAGTGGTGGGCCTGACCGCACAGCCCGCCCGCTGCCACCGCAACCCCAAGAAGCCCGCCCCGTGCGGGCTTCGTCGTTTTCAGCAACCCACCGGCCGCCGCGCCGGTTCAAAAGAGTAGGAGCCAACCATGGCACAAGGCGATCTGATCATTGGGCGCGGCGTCCGCGTCGAGGTGGGCAAGACCGAAGGCGCGGCCAAGACGGTGACGGCCGTCACCCTGGCCAACCCGGGCGTGGCCACCAGCACCGCGCACGGGCTGTCCACCAAAAGCGTGGGCTACTTCTACAACGTGGCCGGCATGGTGAACCTGGAGGGCCAGGCGGTGCGCCTGGGCACCGTGGCCACCGACACCTTCCAGCTCGAAGACATCGACACCACCGACTACCCGGCGTTCACCTCGGGCACGTTCATCCCCATCACCGCCTGGTCCACGCTGAGCAAGGCCACCAGCATTGCCGAGGGCGGCGGCGAGGCCGACAAGCTCAACGCCACCGTGCTGCTGGACAACATCCGCCAGGAGCGCAACGGCCTGCTGGCCGCCGAAACGATGACCATCGGCCTGCTGGCCGAAAGCCTGGCAAGCGAGGCGCTGCAGATCGTGCGCCGCGCCGCTCGCGACTCCGACCTGCTGGTGTTCCGCGTCACCTGGAACAACGGCGACGTGCTGGTGTTCCGCGGCGAACCAAGCAAGCCCGGCCGCGACGTGCAGCAGGGCCAGCTGGGCACCGGCACCATCAGCGTGACGGTGCGCGGCTTCACCACCGAGGGCGCTGCCTGATGGACTGTGCAGCGC